GCAAAGGCAACACAACGTCCGTAGCGGTCAAATTCTGGGTAAGCCCCAATTGGATTTTCTACGCGAATGCGTGGCATCTTTGATTCTTCGTCCAATTCAATTATGAAAGGAACGAAACCGTATGTTATATACCAGTCTGCACCTGAGTACATCTGTACTGCTAGGTCAGAGTGTGAGAGGTAGTTAGATGCAATACGAGTACGCTTGTCAGCAAACTGACGTGCTTTATCATTTACAGAGTTGGCTGCAGAACAGTTAACCGCTGGAAGTGGAGCCATAACCTCGGATAAGTCACGGGCTACTACATCGATAAAGTTAGCAACTACGTTGGCATCTACACCATCTGGAAAGAAGTCAGGGTAAACTGAGGCAATCTTTCCTTTACGTACAGCAAGAACATCTTGATTGCGAGCATCTCGCTCGGAGTTACGGTAGCGTAATGCGTCAACGCGTGCTACAACCTGCTCCATTGATAATGCCATTATAGTCCTAACTGTATTATTGTGACCATTGGCCAGCAAATTCGTCGTCTAGATTAATTGCCATTCTTCGCTCAACCTGAGCGCGAGTAGCCCATCTATTGCTTGTGTATCGTGTTGCCTGACTTGAACGTTGCATCATTTCTCTGATGCGAATGATTGTGAACCATAGCGCCATAACAACGTCGGTAGGGTTCTTTGTATCAGGCTTCCAAGTTATAAGTTCTTGTACAAGGGTCTTTAGACCTTCCGAGCCTTCATTACTGGGTAGTTCAATTAGGTTGTTATCTTGGAACCGACCATCTCTAGTGTTACCAAAGAGCATAGCCATAGATGCCACACCAAAGGATGTGTCCCACTTGTTCTTACCTGTAAAGTGTGAATCTAATCTACATCCATAAGATGCAAGATAGTTACGCAGGTTATCATCTAAGGCGTAAGCCTTCTGATGTGCGTTAATTTCAATACGTAGTTCTTGTGGGCTATATCGCTCAACCCAGTCTTCTATCAAATCTTGAATCTTTTTTGGACTAGGCTCTGTCATATTGACAGCATCTAGAACATAGATGCGCCCATCTGCTCTGTTGTACGTACAAATCACAGCACCTGTAGCACCTGCCATAGCAGGGTCAAGTCCCATAACCGTATAACCTTCAACATGCTGAGGGTGTCCTGGGTTTCCTGGCTTTAACGGTCCGCGCTTTCGCATTCCGTTAACGCTTCCTGCAATGCAGGTTGGGGAGAAAATTGAATCTTGTTGGACATCTTCTTGTTGGTAGACCATAGCCCATACCGACGGAGCGACCTCAGAGCGACGCTTAAAGAGCGAGGGTCCATCCCATTTGGGGTATAATCCATTTTCAAGTACGTCGTCCAAATCATTTTCTTGTTGGTCTGTAGCAGGCCATAAGGTCTGCCAGTTCACAGGCTTTTCATCAAATTGTAATACGGCTGGCATTGCACAATATGTGAACGGGGTCTTGCCACCAGTCCATTGTCCGCCATCTCTAATCATCTTGTATAGGTCTACAGATGACACACGAGTACCTACAATAATAAGTTTACCGTGTCGTCCCAAACGAGTTATAACTTCCTTTTGCAACCACTCAATTTGTTTTTCCCACTCATGAGCGTTAGAACCCATCACCACGTCATCTAGGATAATTAAATCTGCACGCGCTCCGTAAATTTGTGAACCAAAGCCCAATGCTTGGACTGTCGGGTCCTTTTCACCAGAGTCGCGCCCTGTACCTAGATAAATCATATCGGCAGACCATTGTGTTGCATCTGCCTTGTACCCACCATTAGGGCCAAAGGCCGTCTGTAGTTTCATATATCCTGGGTGGGAGAGACGCGTTTTGATTGCGCCGAGGAACTTGCGAGCCATACCCTGGGTTTTAGAAACGATAATTACTCGCGTATTAGGGTTGGTCACAATTTGATAAGTTACATAGTTGATAGTTATGGTAGTTGACTTGGCGTGCTCAGGTGGCACGTTAATTAAAACACGGTTAGGGTCGCCCATTTCGTAGGTCATACCAGAAGGTAACCATCTTGGACTCTTACCTTCCATCAAATCAATCCAGTTGAGTTGATGTGAAAAAAGTCTAGAATCTAGGAACTGCTCTGAAAACTCGTGGAAAGGTAATTGCTTTAAATCGGCTAAGTCGGCTTTAATACCTTTACCTACAAGGCGGGCTTTATCAGCAGCCTCTTTGAAATCAGCATCTTGCATTGACCATTGGCGGAAGGCGGTGTCCTGACGGTCTACGGCTGCCATAGCGGAGGTGACTGTAGCACCTTGCTCAAGAAGAAGTAGGACTTTAGACTTAGCATCTTCCTTGGTATAATTCTGTTTTCCCGCTTTTCGCCCCATAGTTGTCCCTATCTAAAAACGGTGTATTAACGGTTGTGTAAAACGGTATAACTGTCCCAATTGTACTATGAAAAATCTAAAATTTATATATATATAGGAGGAGCGGAGTCTAAACGGAGCGACTCCGTATATATTTATATATATACTATAGATGACCCGTTCAAACGGGTCTTTTCCGAGTGGGTTGGGAAAGTATTTTCCCAAACCATTATATGTTAAGCGTAGGATGTGACGTACGTCACACTATCCGAGGAGTACTAAAGTACTCTGAGGGGGGATATTAAATATAACAGAAAATTATTATTGGAGTATATATATATATATGTTTTTCCCCTATTAAACATAGGGGTCAAACACGCTTTTTTTTAGTACATGTGTTCATTTTTTTTGCTGTATTCATAGATTTATGTCTCTTCGGTAATTGAATTGGGGAGATAATCCCCTACCCGCTTACCCATGAATAAAATTCCCCGTGATAACAAAATATATCTACCGCCACATGTTGGACCGTCCACATAGCGAGACAGTGACGGGCTCTAGTTACTAGCCAGTAATCAAACAACTGTTCGCCTCACTCTATAATCTAGTAAGTAAAATAAATAAAAAATTGGCGTAAATGAGTTTGACACATAGGCGCGGAAGGTGGCAGAATCCCCTCTAGTGGCAATATCTGCCATAGATAAAAAACAGAAAAGGATAAATCATGTCGAAGAAAAACGAAGAAAAAACAGTGGATGTCGTAGTTGTTGATAAGGCACTACAGGACTCTTACGCGCTACTCATTGCAGACGGTGAAGATGCAAACCTGAGAGGCATGCAATTCATCCAAGAACTGGCTGAAACATTGAACTCGGGGCTAACTCAAGAAATCGCCAAGAATTCCATGAAGGAACTAGTAAAAAATGTAAAAATCCAACCAGTAGTGAGGTATTCACATATACCATCGGTTACGATTGCCTCTCTAATAATTACTCAATTCGAAGAGGAAATTTTAGACATCCCCGTGGCCAAGGTTCTCTCTCTTTCGGCCCGTGTCTTAGCCGATAAGAAAGCAGGCGGCGCGCTCAAGCACATTAAGAAAGCTGCCAGTTTCGCCGAACTTAACGAGCAGACCCTGAGCAAGGCAGAATCACAGGCACGCGATAAGGGTGAGAAAATCTCCGACGATATTGCAGAAAAAGCGGAAGCAATTACCCTAGAAAGTGTCGCTGAAAACACTCTCTTATTCTTTAAAGGTAAGAATTTACAGGATATTAAAACCGCAGACTTAGCGCTAATTCATAAGGTGGCGCAATTATGGGTGACGATTGAACGAAATTCTAAAGTTGCTTAAACTGTAAAAGGTAGCCCTCGCGAAAGCGAGGGTTATTTTTTTTCCCAAAAATTTTCCAACACAAACCAACACAAACTAAAGAGCGACTTGCCACAAGCACCGACATCCGAAAAAAACTTCCCAACACAAACATTTCTCCGAGCGAGAGCAAGCACCGACATCCGAAGGAAATTTTTCGACACAAACATTTTGCTGGGCAGCGTAGCCAGTATCCACTCACTCTATAATATAGTGAACCTTTTGGAGTTGACTTATGGGAGTAAACATGGTAGGCTTGGCCTTGTAGATGAGAAACCTAGCCAAAAATGGCTGCCAATGGCTTACTATATAATATAGTGAGTCACTGGTTCAGAGTTGACTTATCTGCCCCGATAGAGTATTGTTGCTCTTGTAAGTAATTAGTGAGGCAACCGCCTCACTATATAATATAGTGAAAGGTAAGGATATGAGCACAGAAACCCCAAACTTCTTTGTTAGACTGACTCAGGCAAATGAAGTAAAAAATAATATTGAACAAGAATTGAAGCAGAAGGAAGATTTTTACGCTTTAGGCGTAAAGCGTATGTCTGAAATGCGCTCGGTTTACGAGTGAATTACCTAGTCTAGGTTTCGTTAATGGGTGGCGCTGCTTGCGGTTGGGCAAGTGTGCGCGGTGGCTCACGGAAGGTATTTACGCGAGTGCGAGTCTCGCGGTGAGCGCGTGATAGTAAATTGCTATCATCATCCGTTTACACGGATGGCGTTTGGAAGGTATAGATATGGAACTATTCAGTATCAATGTAAGCGAGTGGAGCGTTAATTTAGAAAGTTACTTCGGTGACATCTACTTAAACCATCGCACTTGGATTTTAGCAGTGGGTGTCGTGGTAATCCTCCGCGTTGCCAAATATATCCGAAAGAAGGCGCGCTAATGGCTTATCTAAGCGCAGACCAATTAGTGGCTGCGACCGCCGACACAAACCTCACTTGGGAGTCCAAGTTAGATTATGAACTCGTACAGGATATCCTCGGACACGCTATATCCATGGAAAAATGGGATAATATGACGGAGACGCTTGACGATATCATATTTAACCTTGTAATGAGTTACCAAGAATGATACACTACTCACAGAAGATGATTGATGCCCAAATCGTATTTGACGCCTCCTGTAAAGAGGCGTGGGAAGTCTTCTCGGCTGCTGGCGCTCAGGGCCATGAAGCCTATCGCAAGGTGGAAGACGAAGCAAATCGCGTCTATGCTGAGACTATGGGTTTAGACCAATGATACACGTGGAACTTACCCTAAGAGAGGTAGATGTAATCCGTATGGCTCTACGCTCTGCTCAGGATAGGCATAAGCGCTACGGGTTTGAGGTGCTTGTAATAGAGGCCGATAACCTACGCTCTAAAATAAGTAATGCGGTAATTGACAATAAGTCATCTATAGGCTATACTAAGTAATGAAAGGCAACGCCGAGACCGCTATATAATATAGTGGCTCGCTATAGGGAAGGGTAAGGATATGGAACAAGATAATGAACCTGATGTAGAGTGTGCGGCATGTTCAACCTACATTTCATCAGACGATATATTTACCACTGAAGAAGACACTAAAGTATGCGGTGAATGTCTTCGGGTATGTGAAAGATGCGATAAAGCATTTACAGTTGAGGATGACCTCTCTGTTATTGATGGAGACACTTGGTGGTGTAGCGAATGTACGAATCGTGCTGCCAGTTGGTGTGAGTGCTGCGAGGGCTATGTTAGCGAAGGCACTTATGAAGTAAATGACAGATCCGAGAACTGGTGTACTCATTGCGTTAGCGATAACGCTGGTTGGTGTGAAGGCTGTGAAAATTACTATGCCGATGGGTGTGATAACTGTACCCTTGAGGATGAAGAAGGCAACCGTATCATTCACGATTATAGTTACAGACCTGACGCCATCTTTCACTCTACCGATAAGAATGAACGACTATTCTTTGGGATAGAGGTGGAGTTGGAAGCCCCTACGAGTTATCAAGACTCCTCTAACTATGCCTATAGGCTGGAAGGTATGGAATTGGCTTACCTCAAGCATGATGGCTCACTAAATCACGGCTTTGAGATAGTTACGCATCCAATGTCGCACGACTTCTATAAAAATGAGGCTAGTGAACTATGGGATACCCTAGAAAACCTGCGCACCACTCACAATGTTAAGTCTTGGGATACCACCACTTGCGGATTACATATACATATCTCACGCACAGGCTTTAATGGTGGCGCTCATATGCACCGCTTCTTAAATCTGGTGTACTCTAATCAGAATTTTTACGAGACTCTTGCTGGTCGCAACTCTAGCAGTTGGGCTAAGTTTGATGATGTATACAGGCAATATCACGAGAGAGATGCAGAGGGTAATCGTATATTAGATGCATATGATAACTATGTTACCAGCAATAAGCGCGACCTAATGAGTAAGTTAGGGAACCACTCTACCGATAGATACTCTGCGGTTAATACCAACAACCGAGAGACCTTAGAGATGCGTATCTTTAGGGGTACAGTTAATGGCAACACCATCAAGTCCCAACTAGACTTAGCACACGCCAGTGTTGAGTATACCCGTAACCTATCCGTGAAAGATGTGAGAGAGGGCGCTATGCTACCGCGTAAATTTACAGAGTATATCTATTCCAATTCAGAACTATATTCAGACCTCGTGAAACGCATGAACCGCACTATATTATATAGTGAAAAAAACCTACAGAAGGAGAGAGTGTAAGATGTGTTTACTTGTCGTAGCGTCACCTAATAGTACGCCTAAGAAGAAGGACCTAGAGTGTGCTTCGTGTAATAATCCGCACGGCTTCGGCTTTGCAATCATCACCCCTAAGGGTATCGTTACTGGTCGCGGTATGTCGGCTAAGAAGGTAATCAAGGAGTTCTTAGAAGTACGCAAGGAATTCCCTAGTGGCTACGCTATGTTCCACGCTCGTTTTGCAACGCATGGCGTAAAGAATGAGGAGAATTGCCACCCGTTCAAGGTTCCAAGCCTAGAGGATACCTACCTAGCACACAATGGTATCTTGGATATCAAAATTGCTGCTGGTGATAAGCGTAGCGATACGCGTATCTTTGCAGAAGATACCTTGCCCGCTATGGGTGGGGTCGCTGCGCTAGATGATGACCATGTTTGGGCTATGGTTAGCAAGTGGTCGTTGGGTAGTAAGATTGTAGTGTTTACGCTAGACCCTGCTGCTGCCTCTCAATGCTATATCGTCAATGAAGACGCAGGGCATTGGGATAACGACGGCATGTGGTGGTCTAATAGCACCTATAAAGAGGATGCTTGGTCATCATACTTAGGCACACCAGCAGTGAGGGATATCTGGAAAACAGATTCTAAAGATGCTGAGTGCGGTGCGTGTGGTGCGGTAAACTTTGAGGATGCTAACCCATACTACTGCGAGATGTGCTACATGTGTTATGAATGCAACGGTGTGTATGGTAGTGGTTGCCTATGCTGGACACCTGAAAAACACAGAGAATCTATTAAGGGATGGACTGGTAAATATAATGGTTACTACGACTAGTAATGTCCGTCTAAACGGACAGGATAAAATCCGACACAAACCTTTTCAGCACGACGGAATGCTTGCCGTTGGTTGGGTGACGGTTGGATACTACGATAATGAGAGTACTCCCACGATTTATGGGGTATTTAATGACAAGAAACAAGCAATAGAGTGGCTCGCTAAATTACAATCAGGGCATGTGCAGGTCGTATATGCGCCATCATACAACAGGGGGTAATGTGACTACCGAACAACGCGAAAAACTGCGAGAAGTCTTGATAGATTACTTGCAAGTATTGACAACTAATGCAGAACCATTGGCAGACAGAAAGATATCAGAAGTCAGATTACTACTAAGAGAGGTGGCATAAGTGTTAGATATTACACGGGCTGAGTTCGACGATAAGTTTGATGTATCAATACGATTGATGGAAGATACGGGCTGGGTGAAGCATATTAACATCTATGACCGAAAGAATAATAAAAAATATGAGGCTAGGTTATACTGGAACTATAACGAAGGCTACTCTATGGGTTGGGATAACGACGCACCACCTGAGGCGCAACGCCCTGATTTCGAGTATGTATTAGACGCAACGATGGATGGACTTACCATATGAGTTACGAACCGCAGTTAGAGGACAAGTGGACAAGCAGCCTAGACCCATTCTTTGGAGACGAAGAAGAAGATGATGAACTAGGTATACCTGATAAGATGTGGGGCAGTGATGATTAGAGATGTGATGGTTAAGTGCGGTACAGATAGCAACCCTGATGCGTGGTTCCCAGAACTTCCTCAAGGTGCTAGAAGTAATAAGAAAATGGCTCTGCTAGGGCAGGAGACCGCTAGGGCTATCAGCCTATGCAACTCGTGCCCTGAGGCTAAGTCGTGTCTAGAGGAAGGAATGGAACCTAAGAACCTAGCACATGGAATATGGGGTGGTTTACTAGCATCAGAAAGGCTTGACATAGCCGACTCTACTGGGGTAGAATACATGGCTAACAACACCAGAACTAGAGGGACACGAATTCAAGAGAGGACTACTGCGCCCTTCGCTAGACACATTGTACTAATGGAACCAGACTCGGTTACTGTAGAGGATAACACTAGAGCACGAACTCTTTACAGAGTTCTGCTACCTTGGATAAGGAGTAAAGATGAGTAAGAAGATAGCGGGACTGATAGTTTTATTGCTAGTTGTTTACTTCGTAGGCAGTTCTAATCAACCCACGATTAGCAAGCCTATAGCGAAGAGAGTGTGGGTGACAGCAGATAGCAAGGCTTACGCCCAAGATGTAGTGCTTAACTGGGCTCAAAACCAGTACCAATGCCTAGATAAGTTATGGGTTAAGGAGTCTAATTGGAGACCCGAGGCATACAACAAGGTTAAAGTAATGGGTAAGAACGCTGGCGGTATACCTCAGATACTCGGTCTTAATCCTGATACACCAGCACCACTACAGGTAGATAGAGGTTTCGCCTATATCATGCACCGATACGGTACGCCTTGTATGGCGTGGAAGTTCCACCAAAGAAATGGTTGGTATTAGTGACGACATACGAATATGAATGCAGCAATGATTCAGAGAGGGTTATCCTTACAAGGAGTATGACGGATGATGAGATTATTCCATACTGTGATACTTGTAGTGACCCTATGATTAGAATATACACCGCACCACCAGTCAAGTTCAACGGAACTGGCTTCTATTCAAATGGAGGATAAATGCAATACTCAAAAGAAGAGCAAGCATATCGTGACAAGTTAATCAAAGAGATAGAAACTATGGTGACGGAAAATACAGCACCAATTACAGTAGATAGACCTAAACTTAAGGTGGTTAAATGAAAGATAGCAACTGGGATTTAGATTATAGGGCTGGCCTACTTGGTGAAAGCAAGGTGGCCGACCTGTTACACTTAGATACGGTAGAAGTTAAGACAGATAGGCGCTGGGTTGAGACAGGCAACCTATACATTGAGACGGAATGCTTCTATCAGTCAGACCAAGAATGGAAGCCGTCAGGTGTGCGAGCGAGTAAGGCTACCCATTGGGGCTTAGTACTTGAGGATTCGGTACTTATCATACCACTATACAGACTCAAGGAAGTTATCTGGGAGCACGGTAAGTCTATTACTTGCAATATACCACCCAACCCCACAAGGGGTTATCTGATTACACCAGCAGCACTAATTGAATATGTAAGGCAAGCGAGAACGAAGGAGGTAGAAGCACATAATTATTACGAGACAAGTAAAATTTATGAGTAAGGGACTACTCATCGGCGTTGTCATGTTCGTCTCGTTTTTCTGGTTCCTTGGTTTCTTCTTGCCCCTCTTGTTCGCTAATGTCCTTGTCTGAGAAGGCTCGGTATCCACCAAGTCGATTGATTATCTTCTTGATGGCACGATTATGGCGCATACGCGCTGCATCGTCACTAGATAGTTGAAGTTCAGTAGCAATAGAGGAATAGTCCAGGGAGTTTGCATACTTGAGAAACAGAATACTTTTATCTTCTGTACTAAGTTTGGTGTATGCATCCTTTACTTCGGCCATCATCGCCATTAGGTTACC